GCTTGTGTTTTTTATGGAATGCCAATACTTATAGAGAATAACAAACCAAGGTTATTATATCATTTTAAAAATAGAGGATATAGAGGTTATAGTATTAATAGGCCAGATAAAATCTATAATAAACTTTCAAAAACAGAAAAAGAACTTGGTGGAATACCAAATAGTTCAGAAGATATAAAGCAAGCTCATGCTGCTGCAATAGAATCTTACATTGAAAAATACGTTGGATTAGATTTATTAGAGACCTTTAGAGATAATGATATTATGGGTTCAATGTATTTTACACGAACTCTTGAAGATTGGGCAAGATTTAATATAAATAACAGAACTAAATTTGATGCTTCAATTAGCTCTGGTTTAGCAATTATGGCAAATCAAAAAAGCCTATATCAACCTGTTAAAAAAAAATCAAAAATAAAACTTAACTTTGCTAAATACGACAATAAAGGCAATTATAGTCAAATCATAAAGTAAATGAAAGAAGTAGAAATTAATATCAACCCAACAGGTTTTCCAAATCAATTTGTTTCTGATGCAGAAAAAAAATCTTTTGAATTTGGATTACAAATAGGACAGGCTATTCAATACGAATGGTTTAGAAAAGATGGTGGCCAAAGTAGGTTTTATAATCAATGGGCTGATTTTCATAGATTAAGACTTTATGCAAGAGGAGAGCAGTCGGTTGCAAAATACAAAAACGAATTATCTATAGATGGTGATTTAAGTTATTTGAATTTAGATTGGACTCCTATTCCTGTTATTCCAAAATTTGTTGACATTGTAGTTAATGGAATGGCTGATCGTATATTTAAGGTAAATGCTTATGCTCAAGATGGAATGTCTTTAGACAAAAGAAGTAAATATCAAGTTCAGCTTGAAAAAGATATGCTTTCTAAAGACATAATGAAACAAGTTCAAGATGAGTTTGGTATAAATACTTTTGCAACATCTGAAGAAGAAATACCAAACACATCAGAAGAGTTAGCTCTTCATATGCAATTAAAATACAAGCCTTCAGTTGAAATTGCAGAAGAGGAAGCAATAAATACTGTGCTAGCAGAAAATAGATATAGTGAAATACAAAAACAAATTTATTATGACCAAACTGTATTAGGTATTTCAATTTGTAAAAACACTTTTCAACCAGGTGCAGGTATTAAAATTGAATATGTAGATCCTGCAAATGTTGTATATAGTTATACTGAAAACCCTTATTTTGATGATTGTTTTTATTGGGGTGAAATTAAAACACTTCCTATAACTGAATTAAAAAAAATAGACACAAGTTTAACAAGAGCTGATATGGATGAAATTTCCAAGTACAGTCAAAGTTGGTATGATTATAATAATAGTGCTCAATATTACAACAATAGTTTATTTAGTAGAGATAGTGCAACTGTTTTGTTTTTCAATTATAAAACAACAAATACGTTTACGTATAAAAAGAAAAAAAACGTATCAGGTGCAGAAAGATTAATCGAAAAAGATGACACATTTAACCCTACTGAAGAAATGATGGAAGAAGGTAGTTTTGAAAAAGTTTCAAAAACTATTGATATATGGTATGAAGGTGTTATGGTTATGGGTACTAATATACTTCTTAAATGGGAAATGTCTGAAAACATGGCTAGACCACAGTCCGCATCACAGGAAGTATATCCTGAATATGTAGCTTGCGCTCCTAGAATGTATAAGGAATTTTAGAATCATTAGTAAGGCGTATGATTACGTTTGCTGATTTAATTCAAATAACTCATTTAAAACTACAGCAAGTTATTTCTAGAATAGTTCCAGATGGTGTATTTATTGATGCTGATGGTCTAAATGAAGTAGACCTTGGAACAGGGCAAGCTTATAACCCTGAAGACGCTCTTAGGATGTTCTTTCAGACAGGTTCTGTTATCGGGAGGAGTTATACTCAAGATGGAGATTATAATCAAGCAAAAGTGCCTATTCAGCAATTAAACAGTAATTCTGGTCAAGGTAAAATGCAAAGTTTAATAGGAGCTTATAATCATTACTTATCAATGATTAGAGACGTGACTGGTTTAAATGAAGCAAGAGATGGTTCAACTCCAGATTCTTATTCTTTAGTAGGCTTACAAAAATTAGCTGCATTAAGTAGTAATACTGCAACTAGACACATATTAGATGCAGGATTAAATATTAGTCAAAGGTTATGTACGTCTTTATCTAGTAGAGTTGCAGATATGTTAGAATATTCTGATTTTAGAGAAGAATTTATAAATCAAATTGGAAAATTTAATGTTGGTATACTAGATGAAATAAGTAAATTATATCTAAGTGATTTCGGTATATTTATAGAAATACAACCGGATGAAGAAGAGAAAAAAATGTTGGAGCAAAATATTCAAATGGCACTTCAGCGTGATTCAATAAATTTAGAAGATGCGATTGACATTAGAGAAATAAGAAATATTAAATTAGCTAATCAAGTTTTAAAACTTAAAAGAAAAGGTAAAGAAGATTTAGATCGTCAAAACAAGGCTGCTGCAGCTCAACAACAAGGACAAATAAATATGCAGTCTCAACAAATGGCTGCACAAACTTAAATGCAGAAGTTACAGATGGAGACTCAAGCTACTATGCAAATAGAAGAAGCTAAAGCTAAATTTTCTGTTAAAAAAATGCAAGGTGAGGCAGCAATAAAAGCCGAATTAATGAATTTAGAATTTCAACTTCAAATGAAATTAAAAGGAGTTGAAGTTGAAGGATTAAAAACAAGAGAACTTCAGAGAGAAGATGCTAAATCTCAAAGAATATCTCAATCTAATACCGAACAATCAAAATTAATAGAGCAAAGAAAAAATAATCTACCTCCAGTTACCTTTGAATCTAATGAAGATAGCTTAGATGGATTTGATCTTGCGGAGTTCGAACCTAGGTAACACATTAAAATAAATTAAAAATTAATTATATAAATTTGTAAAAATTAAATCAAATGGAATTTAAAGTTAAAGAAGTAAGTACTTTAGAACAAAAATCAGTTCAAGAAGTAGAAAAAGATCTTTTAGATAAACATGAGGAGAAATTAAATAATGAGCAACCAAAAGCTGAGGAAGAACCAAAAGCTGAGGAAGAACCAAAATCTAATCAACCTGAAGACATAAAAGATGAAGACGTTCTTTCATATATTAAAAACAGATATAATAAAGAAATATCATCTATTGATGACTTATTTTCTCAAAGAGAAGTAAATAATGATTTACCAGAAGATGTTTCTAAATATTTAAATTTTAAAAAAGAAACTGGGCGTGGTTTTAATGATTTCGTAAAAGCAAATAAAAGTTACGATGATTTAAATGATGACCAAGTGTTAGCAGAATATTATTCTTTAACAGAAGAGGATTTAGATAATGAAGATATTCATTATTTAGTTGAATCAAAATTTTCATATGATGAAGATATAGATGATGAATCTGAAATTAAAAAGAAAAATATAGCTAAAAAAAGAGAGCTTTCTAAGGCAAAAAAGTATCTTAATGATTTTAAAGAAAAATATAGCATTCCTCTTGAGTCAAGTGGGAAGGCTGTTTCAAACGAAATCCAAGAGGAACTTGATGCGTATAAAAAGTTTATTCAAGAATCTAAGACTGTTAAAGAAGCTAATCATAAAAAAAATGAGTATTTTTCAAAGAAAACTAATGAAGTTTTTAATTCAGAATTCAAAGGTTTTGAGTTCCAAGTTGGAGACAAAAAAATTGGTTATTCTTATGGGGATGCAAATGAAATGAAAGCAAAACAAATGAATCTAGAAAACTTCATAGGAAAATATGTAGGTGATGACGGATTAATTTCTGATGCAAAAGGTTGGCATAAAGCTCTAAGTGCAGCAATGGATCCTGAACGTTTTGCTCAATATTTTTATGAGCAAGGAAAGTCAGATGGTGTGGGGGATATTTCTAAAAAAAGTAAAAACATTAATATGAATGTTAGAAATACTCCACAAGTAATTGGCGATACAGGATTTAAAGCTAGGGCTGTTGGAGAAGATAATGGAAAAGGTTTAAGAATAAGAAGTAAAAATAGATAACAATTAAAAAAAGTAAAAAATGTCAGTACAAGCAACACCAGGATTTGACTTGCAACCAAGTTCGGAACAAGTATTATTGCAAACAAATTATATAACGAACTTTGATTTCTTAAATCAGTATCTACCAGATACTTACGAAAAAGAATTTGAGCGTTATGGAAACAGATCAGTAGCATCATTTTTAAGAATGGTTGGTGCTGAAATGCCTTCTAACTCAGACCTTATCAAATGGGCAGAGCAAGGAAGATTACATACGAAGTATACAAATGTAACTTCAGCAGCAGCAGCAGCAGCAGATACAGCAACATTAACTATTGGAGATACTTTAGTTCCTGGAACAGGTACTATTGCTATTCGTGTTGGGCAAACAATTATGTTGTCTGATAGTACAGCAAATTCAGTACTAAGTAACAAAGCTATTGTAACGGCAGTTGATACAGCAGCAGGTACGATTGACGTTGCTTATTACGAAGCAGGAGGACAAACAATGGCAGCAGCAGTTGTATGTTCTTTGTTTATCTATGGTTCTGAATTCCAAAAGGGATCTATAGGAATGCAAGGACAGTTAGAAGCTGATGATGTTATTTTTGACAACTCTCCAATTATCATTAAAGACCGTTACGCAGTATCAGGTTCTGACATGGCTCAGATTGGATGGATTGAAGTAACAACTGAAAATGGTGCAACAGGTTTCTTATGGTATATGAAATCAGAGCATGAAACTAGACTTCGTTTTGAAGACTATTTAGAAACAGCAATGGTTGAAGCAGTACCAGCAGAAGCAGCTTCTGGAGCAGCAGCAATTGTTGAAGGAGTTGCTAGTGGTGTAGGAAACAAAGGTTCAGAAGGTCTTTTCTATGTTGTAGAACAAAGAGGAAATGTTTGGGCAGGTGCAAATCCTGATTCATTAGCTGATTTTGACGCTATTATATCTAGATTAGATAAGCAAGGTTCTATTGAGGAAAATGTTATTTTCTTAAACAGAAACTTTGGATTTGACATTGACGATATGTTAGCTGCTCAAAATTCTTATGGTGCAGGAGGAACTTCATATGGTCTTTTTGACAATGATGAAGAGATGGCTCTTAATTTAGGATTCACTGGTTTCCGTAGAGGTTATGATTTCTATAAAACTGATTGGAAATACTTAAATGACCCAACAATGCGTGGAGATATTGTAGGAGGTTCTGTAAATGGAATATTAGTTCCTGCAGGTTCTACTACAGTTTATGACCAAGTACTTGGTAAAAATGCTAAGAGACCATTCTTACACGTTAGATATAGAGCTTCAGAAACTGAAGATAGACGTTACAAGACTTGGATTACAGGTTCAGCTGGTGGAGCTGCTACATCGGATTTAGATGCGATGGAAGTAAACTTCTTGTCAGAAAGAGCTTTATGTACTTTAGGTGCTAACAATTTCTTTATTTTCAATAACTAGAAGTAAATATAGAGGTGGCAGAAACCCTAGAAGGGATGTCACCTCTTTTTTATAAATCAAATTAAAATTAAAATCAAATGCCAATAAAAGTAAAAGCGACAACATTAGCTTCAAAAAAGAAATTAATTTTTGTAAATAAAACTTACAAACTAACAAAAGACCAAGCACCTTTAAGTTACTCAATACCATCAAGAAATACAAAAAGAAAACCTCTTTTACATTTTGATGATCAAACAGG